TAAGCTTGTGAGCCCTGTCCTAGGTAGCTGTATGCTGCTAGAAGACCATATTCACTTGTCTCTGCACCTTCTGTGCTTGCAAATGTTGGGTCTCCAAAGAATTGTGTTAGTTCGCGTTGTGATGTTACAGGCACAACAAGACCAGCGTTTGCTGACTTGGTGTATTTTGCGATGCCATCAGTTTCTGTGCCTGTTGGATCTGTTTTATCTTGTGCTGTAGCAACGACAACGAGAGGTATAGTGCCCGTTCCTGGGCTTGCGTATGCGCTTTCGTCTGTAATAGTGACGTCCACACCTGGTGATACTAGAGTAGCCATGTATAATCTCCTGTCAAAGCTTAGTTTCTGCTCTGCCAGTATTTATTTGGTGACTACTTATCTAGGGTGGTTACGCAAATAACTACGTAGTTAACGATTGACTATTTTAAATACTTCTGCTTGAAGCTCTTTAAGACCACTATCGTTCGGAATAACACGATCAAACTCTGATGCATAATCTAGCCAGCGCCATTCACTCTCATGAACATCTGGATAATCGTCCATCCATGTTGTATCATAGCGATTATCTGATATAGCACTAGCTACCCAGTCTGGATCATTGCCTCTTTTAACTCGCCAAACTTGTCCACTCATGTCACGAACAAGGTCACGCTCGTTAAAAAATCGAACGTCTGGTATCACGTAATCTGTATTGGGATTGTCTAGAAGGGTTTTCTTGACGAACAACGTCCAGACACGGTTATCGAAGCCCTTACGCATACAGTCTGTACCGATACGCTGCATGACCAGTCTAGGTGTTACATCATATCCTAGCTCTTGCGTCCAAAATGGTTCAGGTGTTTCTCTCCACTCACGGCTTTCAGGGGTATCACCCTCAATCATATCGCGGTCCCAGCCGAACATTGTTGCAGCCGTATCTTTTAGGCGATCTGCATAGCTAAGTTTAGTAAAACCATATTCTTCAACGAGTATGTCGCCTACTGTGCCTTTACCGCATCCGATAAAGCCACAGATTCCAATTATTTTTCTTGTCATTGATTCTCCAGAGTATCCAACACTTATAGCACAATATTACCATAAAAGCAAGTGCTTAGGCTATTCCACTCTGTAATTTTTCCATAAGAGCTGTATTGTTCTGCTCTTGCAGGCTTTCAATTAGATAGTCGACTTCTTCTTCAGTGCCGCGCATTATATCACGGTAAAGCCCTAGCAGTAGGATCTGTGTTCCAGATCGGGTCTTATCCATACCATGCCATTCTTTAAACTCTTCTAGATGTGAAAAAGCTTGGCGGCGCTTTTCCAACATACGACTTAGATCAAGTTCGTTTTGTTCTTCCTCTGTCATGATTTAAGTTTCTCCATGACTGCTTCCTCGCCGAGCTCTTCAATAAATCGATCGAGAGACGCAACAAAGTAGTCTTCAAGCCTATTACCATCTTCTAAGTTTATATATAGTGAATGAATAAAGAAGGCAAGAAATCCACGCATTTTGGCGGAGGCACAAAGGTCAGGCTGTGAACGATCAATTTCACGGACCTCCAAAAACATCGCAGTTATCAGTTCATCTACACGTTTTGCTCGAGGATCATCAAACTTCATTGTTGATTCCAAGACGGTCGTCGATGGATTCTTCAATGTATTCATCTATGTGGGCCCAGATATCTTCGTTGGATTCGTACATTTCTGTGACATACTTCTTGAACGCTGGATCAGCAACGATCGTCGTTACATCCTCATCACTCATGTTCATGTCATCTGCCCATGTTTCGATCAATGCAGTAAGATCTATTTCGAATTCAATCTTAAGTTTCATTGTTGATACCTTTATGCTTGCGCTTGCGGGGAAGCTTTTCTTCACGCTTGTTCGGAATAGTCTTCGGGCGGAACGGACCGTTTGGATCACGGACCGCCGTTGCAAACTCGTTGCGTGGCTTTGGAAGCTTTTTGATAACTTTATTTGCCATTTCTATTCCTTTACATGTACAGTGGGCCAGTCCACTGTACAGTGTACCCGCCAGTTAGGACGTTGCCGCGGCTGTGATTGCGGGCTGGTGCAGCCCATCCAGCAGCTTTGAGGATTGTGCCCTTCGGGAATTTTGCATCATTGTCAGTGGCTACGATAAAGCCCCACACGCCACCGCGCTCACGCACAATTTTGATGTACTTGCGACCAGCTTTGGCGCTTAGGCTTCCGTTGAACTCTGCAATCATTTCTTCATTAATGTTGGTAAGGCCATCGTTGCCTTCGCCTTTTGCTGCTTTGCGGCGGGCGCATGTTAGCGTCCAGTTCAAGTAATCAGCTTTAATGTTTTCGATCAGGAAGTCAACTGCTGTATCTAGCGTCATCATGTTCTTTATCTCCTATTGCTTACTCATACAATCTAGCAAAGTACATTGGTGATGTCAATCATAAAATGCACCTTTGTTTCCTTGGGATTCAATAGGTTACAAATTTTGTGATTGACATTACTGCCGACCTGCGCATACAGGACCAAGTCCAGTTTCAATGCTCTCAGGTACAGTCAACGTCCGACCACAAGCGCCACACTTTCCTGCATGGTAAAATTCCACCTGCTCAGGCATATTATCAGTTTCCAAGTGACCTAGAAGCCAGTTCAGTGATTGAAAGCTTAATGCGTCAGGCTTACCTTTGTTGCCAGGGTTGAGTTTACCCTTACTGTGTGGGCTCAAATAACCTAAGTAGCTATAACTATTTTCATTGTCAGTGCCACTTAGAACCTGTACAAACTGTATAGGCTTGTGTATACGTCCATCTTTGCTTTTGTGATTTGACTTTACGCGGAAGGTAAAGCGGGCACCAGTCTTTTTACTAACAATGGTGAACAACGCACGGCCAGCATAGATAAACCGCTGCACATCTTTTGCAGTGTGAATTGGGCTTTCAAAAAGATCATTGTTCATATCAAATTCCTTTGCTTACTCTTGTACTATAAGCAAAGTGCCATGGTTTGTCAAGCAAAAAGTGACATTTATCCGATAATAATGCCTAGACCTGCGCCGCCGTCCTTGAAGAGTTTGATATCTTCTTCTAATTGCGCAAGTTCGTTGAGCGCATCAGCTTTGAGTTGCTCTCCGTTAAGTGTTGTACCACCCTGAGGTCCAGCTACCGTTGCATACTTACCACGAGCCTCACCTAGCATAAGCTTGCTCTGTGCTAGAGCATAATCTTTAATCCAAGGGAAGGCGCGGTGGTCAGCAAATAGGTCTAGTTCTTCACGATATGCATAGCAATGTAAATAAACCACAATATCACGACGTGGGCGGCGATGTATCATTAGTTGGTGTTTTGTACGGTTCCAAGTAAATTGAAACTCATAACCAAACATTCTACCAATCAATTCCAAATGCTGTTGTAGGAATTCATAGGTCGCAAGTCCGCCGCTTTGTCCGCTAGCTAATGGACCTAAATAAGTGTTGATGTACTGTGCGCCAAATGGTTCAAATTCAACACCCTGGTTAAGTACACCACCAGTTGAACGCTGATAAATGTCCTTGATGTCAATAATCTCTTCTGGTAGGGTGTACAGGTTTGTATCAGTTACAATTTGAAGATCAACAAACTTTTCTTCAACCGCGTTCTCACTGCGCTGTCTATATTTTTCTAACGATTTGTCAATTGCCAACTCATAGTGTTCAGGGTCGAGTTCAACGTCAACCATCTGTCCACCTAATCTTAGCTCAATTTCTTTTGTGATTCTGCTGCGGCTCATCATCATACTCCTATTGTTTCTATTTATCGCTGACACCATAAATACTAGAAAGGAATTCCGATGCCTCGTATCTCAATGTGGTCCCCTAACAAAACTAATGATTATAAATTCTTTGACCGCACGATTCGTGAGCAATTTCATATTGGTGGCGTTGGAGCTCTAGTACACAAGTATATTGGACCAGAGGATGCACCTAACCAGGATGATCCTACCAAGCCAGCATATGACGACATTATAAACGAAACAACCATACAGGACTTGCTGTTGTTAGAAAACCGTGACCGTAAATATGATATGAATGTTTACGATATGCGCGGTGTTTACAACGTAAGTGATAATGACTTTGATCTTACTCAGTTTGGTCTATTCCTCACTAACGACACGCTGTACATGACCTTTCATCTAAATGAAATGGTAGAAATGCTAGGTCGAAAACTAATAAGTGGTGACGTTATTGAGTTGCCACATTTGATTGATAATTATGGACTCAATGCAGACAGCCCGCCTATTCCTAAGTTTTACGCTGTAGGTGATGGTAACAAAGGTGGCGAGGGCTTTAGTGCTTCTTGGTGGCCTCATATTTGGCGTGTTAAATTAGAACCAATTACTGACAGCCAGGAGTTTGATGATATCCTCGGACAAGGTGCAGATGAAGGCAGTATGGCTAACATCTTTAGCACATTCAGCAAAGAGATGGACATTACTGATGCTATTGTCGCAAGCGCGACAGAGGACGATCCGATTGGTGGAGGCACTGCACTTACTACACATCTACATAACTATGTGGATGCTGAAGGATATACATGGGATGCAGGTGAAACTATCGCAACAGGCGGAAACTTCCCATCAGTACCTAACCAGGGTGATTTCTTTATACGCACTGACTTCCAACCAAATCGTCTTTTTGTATATCGTGACTTGCGTTGGGTCAGACTATACGACAACATTGATGACAAGACCTGGAGCGACAGAACCTTTAACGCGTCAACCTTTGTAAATAACATTGAGGAAGATGTTGCTAAAGGCAACTTCTATCCAAGCAGACAGAGCATTAGTGAAGCAATTCCACCACGTGCTGACTATGATGACGCCCGCATACTTGGTGAAGGTGTTATTGGTACCCAGGAAGACCTGGAAAACGTTACTAACGGAATACCACCATCTATAGCTATTTGGACTGCAAACTTCGGAGCATAACAGTTGCAATATTTTTACGACGATCAGATTCGCAAATACATCCTACAGTTTATCCGTATATTCGGTAATTTTACTGTACAAAAAGGCTTTGATGAGCAGAGCAATCCTATATACTCAACTGTGCCTGCACGTTATGGAGACATGAGTCGTCAAGTTGGACACATTCTTAAAGAGAATTCTGAGAACACACTCAACACTGTACCATTTATCAGTTGCTATGTCAACAACCTAGAGATGAATCCAGAACTACGTCGTTACCCACAATTTGAAGAAACACTTCAGGTAATTGAAAAGAAGTTTGATGAAGCTGCACATGACTATACTGACGAGCCAGGACAGAGCTATGATGTAACACGTTACCAGCCTGTTCCTTATGTGCTACGAATGAATGTTGATGTATGGACTAGTAATACAGATCAGAAGTTTCAATTGCTTGAACAGATTCTTGTTCTTTTCAATCCTGGTATTAACCTACACCTTAACCAAAATCCACTAGACTGGTCTAGTTTGACATATTGTGAATTAACATCAACAACATGGTCCAGCCGTAGCTTACCTGGTGGTGCTGATACTATAATTGATGTTGCTACGCTGCAATTTGATATTCCAATCTACATCAACCCACCAGTTCGTGTGCAACGCATGAACATTATCCAAACCATTCTAACACAAGTACACACATTAGACTTAGCGGATTTTGACACATGGACAGTAGATGCATTAACAGGTACCAATTCTGATTTTGTTGTTACAACACTAGAAGACTATTTTATTCGTTATGAAAATGGTTTTGCTACATTGCTTGACAGTGGTGGTATTGACGCAAATGGTAATTGGAAAACTGACGTGTTTGATGCATACGGTGAGATACGCCCTGGTATCAGCCAGATCAGGCTGCGACAGGGCGGGGACGTAACAGACCCTAGCAACGACGTTATCGGCACAATTGCATATGATTTGAATGATACCGGACGATTGATTGTTACAATTGATCCTGATACACTACCTACTAACACTCAGGGCGACGTAGACGCTATCATCAACCCACAGAAAAACTATCCTGGTGACGGTACACTTGCAGCCGCCGCAGGTGGGCAACGATATTTGGTATTAGACGAGGTTCCTGATGGAGGCACTTGGGGAACTATTGATGCATCCGCAAATGACATCATTGAATATAATGGAGCAAATTGGGTTGTCAGCTTTGACGCAAGCGCAAATGACGGCACAGATTATGTTACCAACACTGCCACAACTGACCAGTTCGAATGGACTGGCGGATTTTGGCAGAATAGTTATGAAGGTACTTATAGAGAAGGATGGTTTAGATTATACATCTAAGGATACAATATGACACTAAAAGCTAGCGGCTGTATTCTTCTTAGTGAAGATACTAAACGCATTCTTTTACAACTACGAGCACCAGACCGCAGGAATAAAAACTATTGGGGATTTTGGGGCGGCAGTTCTGAAAATGATGAATTGCCAGTTCAAACAATCGAACGTGAGCTTGAGGAAGAATTAGGCTTCCTTCCGGACATCACTAAATTTTATCCTATACACAAGATGGTAAGCAATGACGAATCGTTTGAATATGATACATTTCTTGCTACTGTGCCTAAGGAATTTACTCCTATTATAAATGATGAAAGCGAAGGTTACGCTTGGGTTAACTATGATAGATACCCTGTTCCGTTGCATCCGGGCGCTAAACTTGTTTTACAAAATCCACGCATTCTCAGCAAGATACGAACTATTGTAGATCAACTTTAATTTATTTCAGTATGTTGACCGCATACATCTTATGGTCGCTGCATCAGTGAATGACTCTCCACCCAAACAAATAAGACGGACGTCTGTAATGGCGTCAAGGTTCGTCTTGTGCATCCCAACTCCACCCCTGATTCCAGATGTACCTCCCCCAACACTGAATGTATGGAAAGGTTCACCGGCGGCGATGCCTCGGAGCATTATTACTCCAGAAGTATTTATGGTTACAGCGGGCAGGCCATATGCTCCGATCTGAGCGTCTTGGAGGGTGCCCAGATATTGATACCATATGTAGTCAGTTGTGATCCATGAACTTTTGTTGTTCGTAGATATTTGGACCAAAATCGTATCAGCAAGCGATGTTCCAAAAGTTTCTGGCGTGGTTATGGCTGCTTCATTAAAGCCAGCAACATTGAATTCTATTGTGGTCTGGGAACTAGCAGTTGTAACCAGTTCCTCAGACTGCGATGTCATTTCAATTGCAAGTACCTGCGCTGTTCCAGCACTATACCCAGTGGCATCATCCCATTCGTGCGGGAAGATTCCTGTTACCTCCGCTGCGGGGAAGGAAAGTCCATATGTTAATCCGTAGCCGCCGTCGGTGTGCGAAATCCACCCCTGCTGCCCGCCTGAAAGTCCACTAATTGCAGTAGCAATAGCATTTTTTCCTGTCGTGTTATCTAATGAAGTGTTTAGGAAGTTTCTGTAAGAAGCAACACCACTGGACGCAAAGATACCGTCTGCGTAGATGTTGCCGCCTTGAATACCGCCTGCCGTCCCTACACGGTATTCAAGGCGGCCGTTTCTGTTGTCACGTGTGGTCAAATAGGCTTTGTGCTTTCCGGAGAAAGTAAGACCATCCGTTCCTGAGGTGTCAACAGTCCAGTCACGAGTAGATATTGTTTGTGATACCACATTGCTTTTCCTAAGAATTATCTTTCCGGTGGCGCCCCAGTCTGCTACTAACCCTAGACGAATTTTCATTACTTCTGTCGTGGCGTTAAGTTCTCCTGAAAAGATTTCGACGGTGTTACTAGCCCCATCATAAATGGTTCCGCCCACCGCCCCAGTTCTATGACCAGCTAGGAATCCAAATAGTGTGAAGCCGCCGTAGTGCACGCCGCCGCTCAGACCATTCCCCACGAAGGGAAGGTCGGTATCTGATATAGTAGTAGCTGTGTTTACACCGTTTGCGTATGTCGACGCCCCATTGATGTAAGTTGAACCATCTGTAGAAAACAGAAGAGCAGGTGATGTCGCAGCCGCACTCTGCAACGCCGCTAAGAAGTAGACTTCAAGGATGTCGCAGTCTGTGACGTCGATGTCAAAATCCGCTTGAGTTGGGGATGCGGAAAGGTCTATCTCTACTACACTTGTAGCCGCAGGCGTAGGAGCAAACACATATCTAGGTCTTCTGAAGAGCATTAGCTTGCGCTCCCGAGAAGGGTCCATATTGCTGATGCCGCCGTGGCATCTACAGATGCTGGGGCTATGAAGGATAGGACAGAACCAACTGCTACAGTCTGAATAGTCCCTCCAGCAGTTACAAAGGTGAAGGCACCACCGGTTCCAATTGTTATGGTTCCGATCGAAACACCATCGTCTTGGACATCTATGGCAAATGATGCTGTTGGGTTTGTATCAATATTGCCAATCGACCCTACGAAGTTAGCAGGGAATTCTAATGTTCGAGCAATCATGATCTTTTCAAGGATCTGTGATGAGGTTGGTATGGCTTCAAAGCCAGACGATACGTCGTAAAAATTACCTGCTGGCGTTGCCCATGTTCCGTCGCCACGCCAGAATGTTGTAGCACTTGCTGTTGTGCCAGAGTTAAGGTTTGTAACAGGCAGGTTACCAATAACATCTGCTGACAAATCAATATTGGTAATAGAGTTGCCTGTACCATTTGCATCAAATGTCTTGTTTGTAAATGTAGTTGTGCCACTGCTCAAATCACGTAGTGTTGCTCCTGTTGCGTCAGTTGTTACAAATGTACCGTTTGTAACTGTAACTCCTGTGCCTTCAGCATATGAAGCACCATATACTAAATTAATAAGGCCTGCAACTGGTGTGCTGGCAAGTTCATCTTGTATGTTAAGAGTTGCACTGTCTTCCGCGGCTAGGACGCCGCCGTCAACTCTGATTACATCGTTGGCGTTGGTTCCATTATTAGTTACTGAGTTAGTGACGGAAATGGTTACTACACCATTCAACCGTAAATTCCCAGAACAGTAATATACTATTCTGGATGATGCACTATCCCATGTAGCAGTAATTGTTGAGTTTTGTATTACTGATCCCGAATACCCCCAATTTACAATTGAACCGCCTCCAGTGAATATGCGTCCTAGCGTATTCCAAGTAACATCGTAAAGGTAAAGTCTACCAATTTGGGTGTTGCCGGCAGGTGCGAGGGCAGCGAGACCAGTGTTAACAGTCATATTATAGAACATAGCAAGCTGATTATTTCCGCCGAGGCAACGGTCAAAGTTTAAAATTGTAGTACCTATACCGGCGCCATAAAGTGTGAAGGTGGTGCAATTGACTGGTGGAGTGAGGTTCGCACCAATGTTGTATGTTCCGGCTGCTACCTCAAGATCGAGGCTGTTTATGCCAACGTATGTTGTCTCTGCCCACGTAATTGCGTTTTCAACTGTATCAAATGGGGCAGATGTACCTTCAGGGTCAACTGGGTTAGCAACGCCAGTTGCGCTGTTGACATTTATATAAACATAATTCGTTGAACGAGTGTTTGAACCAATCACACGTTCTGTTGCAGTTATAGCACCAGCAACTTGTAGTCGATCTGTGCCGTTGTCTGTTGCTGTACCTATTAGGACGTTGCCAACAATTTCAGCGAGACGTATTGTACCGTCGTCATCTACTTCAATGCTGGGTACACCAGAGATATCGTTAACAGCAAATATTGTGCCAGTTAAACTATCTGTAATACTAAACAACTGCCCGCTGTCACCTGAAAATGATAGCGAATCGGTGCCTAACATAGACGCCGTAATGGTGTTTACGGGGGTTGTGATATCATCGACAAATGATACATTCTGTGTAGTCAAGCCGTTTTTGACTATAAATTTCTTATCGTTTGCCATGGTTCACTGTCCCCAAATAGGCTATTGTTAGTATTTAGTATCTAGGATCTATTTATATCTTCAGTAATTGGACCATTATCATTCCATGCTAGAAACCCTGTTGGAGGTGCATATGTAAAATCTGCGAGGCCGAAGTAAACGGTTATTTCTTGGCTGCTATCCCTCCTTGGAGCGACAGCTGGGTAGTATGTATCGGACGCTGACCAGCCGTTCCAAGTCACGCCGCCTGTTAAGGTATCCGGATTGTGTGTACCAGCCAGGGTGTTTAACCAAGCATTTCCATTGGATGCAAACCACGCTCTTCCACTATCTAAATTAATTGCACATCTACCAACACCATTTAATCCAAAGCCTGAAACACCTGAGTATAGGCCGCCGGATCCGGGTGCTACATTGCCGCTTCCACCAATTCCAACTGCCCCTGTTCGGAGTCCAACATAGTCATTAATGCTGCTGCCAGCAGATGAAAATCCGCCGGTAGTAGTGTTGCTACCAGCAGTATGTTTGAATTCAAAATACCATAGACCAGAACTTCGACCTAATGTGGCGCGGGCCATATTGTAGAACTTGAGGGCAGGAGAAACAAGTCGACCAGCAGTTAGGTTTCCATTAGACAGTACAACTTCATCACTCTTATCATTTGGGTTCAATGTAACGTCAAACGGCTGATTGCCTGGAATAAATACAGGATACATTGCATTATTCAATCCAAATTTCCTTCGGTCTGCATGATAGTTTTCAAATACTTCTCTGAATGTTAGTCTTCGATTATAAATTCTAAAAATTGGAATTTCTCCTGTATATTGTAACGATGGGCCTGGCCTTGTTCCTACTTGTAAACTTGTATTACCATCCTGCACCGTCGGTTGTATTGTAGGAGATGATTGATCAGCATTTGTGAAGTTGGTATTTTGAAAGAGTTCTACTTTCTCTCCTGCTGCCCAGGTGCCAACTAAATGATACCAATTGCCAGCTGTATACCCAGACGTATTTGCAACTGCATCATAACCAGTGCCTGTTCCACCGTAAACTTCGAAAGTGAAATTGGAAGCATTTTCCTGAGCCAAATAAAACGTATTAGCACTAAAACTTGTACCATTCTCGGCTATCATATTAAGTCCTTGAAAGCCTGGTTTTACCCATGCTTCAACTGTGAGTTCTGTTAAGGATGAATCAAGTCCGGGCACTACGCCACAGTCCCAATATCCTGCTCCATCAAAACTAAATGTGTTATCTACATTATATGCTATATTCACGTCCGTAATTGTTTGATCATTTACAGATATATCATTTAATGCCTCTGTATTACTCCTTGAGCCGCTTGGTTTCCAAGTAGAAGTAGCTAACGTAGCTGGTTCTACTTTCCAATCAGCTACATAAAGTGGAACGTTAGATAAAAAACTAGATAATCCTACTAGGAATAGATTGCCAGGGGTTGGAAGAGTGGCAGTGTCAATGACTTGGTACCAACCATCTTCAACTGCAATTAATGCAACAGGATCGTGGTTAAGAACACTGTTAAGATTACCCGTTAAGTAAACAATGGCTCTTGCTGTTTCTGTGATAGGTAGACCATCAACACGTTTTACGAACACTTCTAGAGTCCAGCTATTGTAAGGCGCAGTAGTAGTATCTAAATAAGGGCTACCCATAGAAATACTGTTGCTGGTCGGGGCAACATAATGTACTTTACGACCTCTGAATGTTAAACTTGGCTCAATAAAAGTTTCGCCGCCTCCACTTGGGGTCCACGGGGCATTGGTACCTTGCCCGTCATCTATAAAACCGTTAACGTAAGGTTCTCCTTGAAAAGACTTACCAGTATTCAACATATCATAACCGAATATTAATCCGTTGTTTGCTGAATTTGGTCCTACTATTGCAACCATTAGATTCCGTACCTTCCGCGAATTGCTTCAAAGTTTTGTAAAACTTCTGTCGCTGTTAATGCTCTATTATAAACTTTTGCAGAATATATAGTTCCATTAGTTGCGCTTACACTAGTGGATCCTGTATGTAGTTCTCTTGTCCCGAATACCAATGCTCTTGTAGATGAAACTAATGCATTTGCTTGTAGTATTCCTGCTCCATCTTCTACACCGTTTATGTAGATTCTCATATACCTATTATCAAGAACACACGTTATACAGTATGGAACATTTAAATCCATAAGAATAGTTCCTGGTGTATAGTTTCCCATGGTATTACATCTAAAAAATACTTTATTTTGCGAACCAACTGGTATTAGTAGTATCTCATATGCTCCATCATTAGTACCTGATCCTTTACAAATTAATCCATCTCCGTGCGCCGCGCTTGCCAAATTATTATTTTTAGAAACTACTTCAAGCGTGATACTTGTTCCTGTTATATCTATTGATGGTGAATCTGGTATAGTGCAATAATCATTGTAACCATCTAAAACAATTCCGCCATTTTCAGCAGAACTATAAGTTGGGACATTTACCAGCGTGCCAGTATTTCCATTTCCTGACAGGTCATACCAATAATTAGGAATGATTATTTCCTTTACTGTTACAAAATCAACGTCTAAATCCGTGCCAGTATTATCACCATTTATTGACAAGGTTCCAGTTACATCAGCAATAAAATCATAACTAAAAGTTCCTGCGGCACCAATTCCAATAGCCGGAGTAACGTTGGACCCGTTTCCTGCGATACGAAATGATGCGCTAGTTGTACCTCTATAAGCAGAGATCACAACTTGTAGTTGATATTTTTTACCTGCTTCCACTGGACCAAGTGCAATAGTATCGTTACTAACTCCGTCTCTCAATACATTTAATACTGCCCCGTCGACAGCATCCAGTGGTCTATATGGTCTAACTGCTATAGTTACAGCGGCAACGGCGTTGGTTAGGCCTGCCCAGCTAAAACCGCTTGGGGTTTCAACTACGTCCTTACCACCCGAGAGAAGCTTGACTGCGCCGGATAGAGTAGTGCCGCCGGCGATTGTAGCTTCTTCTGTGTTTGTGTACCCAGTTGGAAAGTTAGTAGTTGTTGCAGGACTAACTGAGAAACCTCCGAAGGCAATTATCAACGCATCATCAGTGACTGGTGTAATTGATGGGGAAGGGGTCTGGTCAGCTGAAATAAACCCGTTAAAAAGCGTGGGTGTGGTATCGAGAAACGTATCTGGGTCAACCCCGCGCAAAACGTAGACTATGCCCACGCTTGTAGCAGATGCTGACGCGGCTGCTACATCAACAAACGTGTCTGGAGTTGGGCCCATTCGCTTGTAGTCGCCTTGAAAACGAGGGGTAGGGGTAGCAAAGTAAAATTGAGTATAACCTGCTGGGTTTGTTATCGGCAGACCGTCAAATGATCCCCATCCTCGAAATACAACAACGACGTCACCTTCTTCCAGAGTGGTGGAGAAGGTAACAGTGGTATCGGTTGCTGCGGTCATTGTAGCAGAGTGAGATTCTACAACAGAAATTCCGCTGTACGTTACTACATTTGGACCTAGTGACTCTCCCACTGGTCCTGGATATGACTTTACGCTTGCTGCATCATAATGTGCGACCAAACCAGACCTTACAATTGATGTGCCATGTCCTAAACTCATATGCCGTACCTCCCGCGAGTTGCCTCGAAATTTTGGGATATTTCGGTTGCTGTTAATGCTCTACTATACATTGAAAATATATTCATTTCTCCAACTAGATGATTGATGCTATTTCCTGCAATGCAAAGTTTAAAGGTAGTATTTATATTTCGTATTCCACTGTATGTTTTAGTATTGCTTTTTGCTAAAATACCATTTATGTATATTGATAATAGATTGGAACTAGGCTCTAAAACCACAACGACATTGTAATACGTTTCAGCGGCTATAGTATTAGAATCTGTTGAGATCCAATGTTGTGTTGCACCATCATACGCCATTGCTGAGATACAGTTTACATTTCCTACACCGAGATCTCCGCCGCCTACTACAGGATCAAACCATATTAAGCACGGTTCGTTTGTATTATGATTTCCTTTATTCAATAAATCATGATCACTTGCTATGTTGTCTAACTTAAACCAAAAAGAAAATGTTGCATCTGATAATCTTATATCAGCAACGTCTGGCACATCTACTCCAGCATCGGCTGCTGGAAAATAAAGTGTGCCATTAGAAAATGTTGGGCTGCCCGATAATGTGCTATTGTTGCCATTTATAGTCATATCTGCCCATGATGCCCCTGCACCTGGATATGACTTTACGTTCGCTGCATCATAGTATGCAACCAATCCGCTTCGTGCTATACTTGGACTATAAAATACGGTCATGGGCCAGCACTATATCCAAATACTAATATTTCAGTAACCTTGTAATCAGTGAAAGAGGCGCTTGCTGAAGTTGCAAGCACGAGAATATCATTTCCGCTAACACTAACATCATATGTTGCCAAAGGTGATGCGCCAGTGTGGATAATACCGTATTCAGTTGCGCTAGCAGTTGTTCCATCATGTACCACTAGCAGTTCTGTTATGTGTAATTCGCTTGTTATAGTGTCAGTCGCTTGAATTAAGAATTTTCCGCAGCCGTAAACACCCTTGTTAAAGCTAGTAAGTGTTGTCTGCGCAAGAGTTGAAATTTGAAGGGCGGCGGTGTTAAGAGAAAATGTACTGTTAAACGAAAGCACGCCGCCCACAAAGTCATCTATATCGGAACGCACAAAAGCTGAACTATTGAGACTGTCAATTGTATCCGCATCAACATTCAATGCGTCAACATATGCTTTATTAATTCCTATATCGGAACCTGTAATTGCCCTTGTTGTTGAACCAGTTACGTGACCTGCCGCATTTACTGTTATGTCGGAAAATACGTTTGCACCTGTTAATGCGGCGCCCGGATCAACTCCGTCGCTTGGGTGAACATAGAGGTTTGCGCCAGTTGCAATACCGTCAAGCTTTGTTGTGTTCAATGTCACAGCATTGTCAGGAACCCAGGCTGCTCCGTTCCATATAAGCGCATCTCCTGTGGCAGGAGGCGTTGAAGTTGTATCTGCATCATATAAATCCCCAACTGCCACTCCTGACGTTACCGTCGGGTCAATTGAGATATACCATGATGACGCTGCGCCAGAAACAGAATATGTCCAATTATAGCTAAAGGCGCCGCCTGCTGTTTCAGTAAGTTCATAAATGGCTGCACTGGCATTTGTGCTTCCTCCTGTAGCAATTTCTGTTCCGATGTCTGCATCATTATTTGAATTTGAAGCGCGGTTTGCGCCTACTAGAATTGCTTTGTTTCCGATTTCACGAATCGTTACGGGCTGGTTAAGCGAAGCAACTGTAGATGTGGTACCTGTAACTTCAGCGCCACCTACGCTCCATTCTCCCTCAAACACAACGACCGAATAAGTATGTTCAAAGTTTCCAGACCAAGTAATCGAAACTTCGGTTGCAGTTATATCTCCGGCGTCAAGCACTTTTGACATTGCCCTACCTAAATGATTATTTTGAGTCAGAATAACAAGTGTGGTCCACCCAGCTGGTGGAATCGGCGACCAGGCCCCTGTAGCTACGATAATCATTAAGTCGCCAGCGACCGCCGTGCCTGGTATAGGACAAGTTGTAGTTAATCCATCTTTCCATGTTACAGCTGAGTCACGTATAATAGGTGTCACAGATGTAGTATTACCGGGCACGTTAACTGTTGCCACGCCGCCAACGTTTGTAACAGAAACAGCTAGTCCAGTAAAGTTAAAGGCCGTAGGTTCCGCTACAACCGACACGCCGTCGTCCTGCACTGGAACTGCTCCACCAATTGTATCCCAAGTTGATGTATATCCTTCAAATTTACCAAGCGAGGAATTGTAACGCATCTGACCAGCAATAGGAGATCCAGGGCGTTGCCCTGTTGTACCTACTGGAATCGATATACCGCCAGTCATATTAAAGTCTAATAGGCCATCATCTGTAACAATGATATTTTGGCGGTGATCCATATTAATTGGCATTGAGTTCAGATTCCTGTTGACTTCCTGATATTTATCGCTTATAGTGAAGGTATATTAAACAGTATGTGGGTCCATTATTTTAGGACGGCGTGGAAGCGTAACCAGTATTTTAATCAAGAAAGAACCGGCCCTAGGGCCGGTTCCATTATCTTTATAGTCCTAAAACTTATGTGAAGCTTAGGTTTGCAGTTGTAACAGCGATTGCTGCAAGGTAGTCTGCTGCATTACCAAGAGATGAAGCCTGGTTGCTTAGTTCTACATAGCCGTAACGTGTCATGAAGCTAACTACTGGCTCGAATGTGCTTGGGTCAAGCACTGTGCCTGAGCTCATTAGAGGGATGTATGGGCAATAGAACGCCGCTGCATCTGTCTCGTTTGAACCTTTGTAGCCGATAAGGATGTTATCGTCTGATGCATACTGGTTAACATAAACACGCATAGAGCCGTTTAGTGTACCAACGAACTTCGTATTTGTTGGTGCCTCGAAAGGACCTTCAGTTGTACGAGCGAACGCGCTTGTAGTTGCTGCCTGGAGAACTGTAAGGATTGTAGGTGATACAACCATCCAGTTACCAGCGCCACGACGTGTGCGTGATGCAATGTCGTTAGCTGCTTTGTTAATTAGAACTGCAAGTGCTGCATGTTCGTCACCAACAAATGTTGCTGTACCAGATACCGCGTTCTGGTCATATGTACCAGCTGTCGCGCCTGCTAGGCTAACTAGAGATGCAATGATCTCTTGGTCGATTTCAGCAGTAATCTCTTGAGCAAGTGCTGCCATGATTTCTGCTTCAACATCTAGGCCGTGCATAGCTTGTGCGTCTTGCGCTGCCTCAAAAGTCCAACGTGCGCTGAGCTTACGAGTTTTTGCTTCGACGGTCTGCTTTAGGACCTGAATGTTTAGTTTACGACCTGCTTGACCTTCAAGAATTGAAGTTGCGTCAGCACGGTTGGTTGCTGCATTACCAGAGTAACCGCTTGCAATTGCAAATGGGCTAAGTGCCTCATCGCCTGCTACTGCTGAGTCATAAGTTTCCGCGTAACGAACGCGAAGTGTGTGGATCTGACCAACTGGGCCTGTCATTGGCTGAACACCAACTAGCTCGTTTGCGATCACTGTAGGCATAACACGGCGGATAACAGGTAGGATCACTTTGTTAAGTGTCGCAATGTTACCAGCGGATGTTGCGCCGATGGATGCAGATTCTGTAAGTCCGCGCTTAGTATTCTCAAGCACAGTCTCCATCACTGCTTTTTTATTACCGGTTAGACCGTCGGTGAGTGCACCTTTGGTTGCTGCCCAGTTTTCAAATAGAACGTCTGCCATTTTCTTTTTCCTTTAGCTAAGTCCTGCCAATTTCTTTAGTTCAATAATATCAGCTGAGCTACGTGCATCTTGCACTGCGCCCTTGTTGACTTTATCACCGTTTACTGAACGTGTATTACCACGGCTTTCGGTGAGTTTAGCCTTTGTTGTTGCCTGTGTCTTCACATTAGCATCTTCTGAAAGTACACTTGGGAGGTACTTCTTATAAGCCATCTTCAACTGTGCAGTTTTGACGGACTCAAGTAGTGTTCCCATTAGTTCTTTCTGGCCTTTGTTTAGAGGTCCAAGCATTTCGCTCATAATTTGCTTACGCTCGCTGAGATCAGTTGCGATCTTAGCTTTACGTCGTGCTTCAGTGAGCTGTTGATCCTTAGTAGTCATTGCATCGTTAGACTCTGCAACTTTCTGCTTAAGGTTCATTATTTCTTTTGCAAGTTTTGCAACCTGAGTTGATTCACTCAGTGTGCTAGTCATAAACTCGCTTGCGAATGTTTCAAAAATCTTACGTCCGAACTCGTTTTCTTTAGCAGATTGTACGTCTTCACGTAGAGCAGTTAGCTCTTTGCGCATAACGCCTTCTACCATGGTTTCGAGTTGCGCAGCACCCTTCTTAACGAAGTTACGCTTTGCTTCTTCAATAACTTTTCGACCTTCGCGAACCATTTTGACTTTCTGCTCGGCTAGAGCACGTTTGTCATCGTGGAATTCGTTTAGTTCTTTGGATAGCTGCTTGAGAACAAACTCTTCTAGCTTACCAAAATTAGCCTTTTGTGTTTTGCGATCCCCGCGCAGCTCACGAATTTCTTTTGCAAGAACTTCGTTTAGGAAACCTTCAAGCATTTTAGTGTGCTCTTTAACCGCTCGCTTATAACGAACACGGTCTTCAGCAACCTTTGCTTTATCTTGAGCGAACTCTTCGAGCTCAGTCTTGATGGCTTCGGACAACATAGCGTCCATTGCTTCTACAATCTGCGATTTGTCATTTTCATAACGTCCTGCAAATTCTTCACGCAATTCAGCTGTCAGTGTTTCGCGTTCTTCAGCAATACGTGCTTCAAACGCCTCATTTAGTTCTGACTGAAGTTCTTCATTTAGAACGTCGCTGCCGAGAATTTCATTAAATGACTTAGGCATTGTTATTTTCTCCCTAGGTCTTGGATAAATCGAATCATCTCTTCTTTGAGATACTTCTGTGCTTTGGAATCATGGTTAACGCTTTCTGCTACGTCCCAAAATGTGCTGCCACGTCGGTGATTCATGATTTGCTCATAAATCGGGTCCGGGTATGCATCTGGTGCACTTGGGTTTGCTACGATATCAACTGTAACAATTTCAAATTCTGACACATTGCCAGAACCATCAACGTTGCCAGATCCACGTGAACTGACTCCGAGCTTTACACCACTTTCAAGTAGTGTTTTGCATATATTGCCCATCGGAGTGGGCAACATTTTTAGTTTACCAATACCGTCATTGCCACGCATATCCATGTCAACAATTGCGTGTGAAACGCGGTCGATATTAATGTTGAGATCATCAGGATGATCTGCTTCACCAAGGACTGAGTATCCCCCGTTAATCTTTTCTTTAAGCGTCTTTACGGCGCTTGCGATTTCATTAACGGGATAAACTCTTTGATTTTGATTGCGTTTATCACCTTGGATGAAAATGCCCTGCATGTAGAGATCCTTACCACCTTTGCCGTCGTCATGGCTTTCAGTGGTAATTTTCGCTGCATCCGGTGCAATTACTTCTCGTAGTGGTTTAAACATCAATCGTTTCCTTTAGCTGCCAATATTAGATTTGGCTTTAGCACTTGAGTTGGATGGCTTAGAAACTTTCTTGTCCATCTTACCCTTTTGTTCTTGTGGTCCAGTTACATTCATCTTTTTAGCTGAATCGCCTTTACCACCTTTTTCATCGCTACCGCCAGCAAAGTTTACTGCTTTGCCTTTGTCGCTAATGTTTGGTTGATTTTGCTTCAATGGTGATGCTTTACCGTCGTCGTCGCCCTTCATAGTAACAGCGTGCTTCTTAAGCGTTGCTGCTTCTTCTAGGTCGTCTTCTTCGTAAAAGCTTTCTTCCATGTCGTCATCGGACTCGTCGTCCTCAACTTCGTCGCCAATTTCCATGTCGTCGAATTCGTCAGCAACATCATCATCCATGCCTTCTTCGTCGCCCATGTCGTCACCAATAAGGTCTGCAAAAACAGCCTTAAGTTCGTCCATAGCATCTTCAACGTTCTGCATAGCATTTTCTGCGTCGCCTTCGCCGCCCATGTCGTCGCCCATTTCAGCATCCATGTCCATGTCCATATCCATGTCCATTTCGCCTTCTAGGTCGTCCATAGCTTCGTCGTCCTCTTCTTCCTCATCGCCATTCTCACCAAAATACTCTTCAGTTTCTAGTTCGTCTTCCATTGAGTCCAAATCGTCTTCAAAGTCGCCGCTTGAGTTATCGTCACGGAAAGCTTCGTCAAGGTCTTCGTCATCTTCGTCGTCAAGATCTTCGTCTTCGTCTAGCTCTAGCTCTTCTTCTACCATTTCATCTTCTTCAGCAAGATCTGCATAGATCTCGCGTGCTGATTCAATGATGTGCTCATGTAGCATTTCGCTAGCGAGGTCTTTCTCGCCATTTACCATGTACTCAAGCACTTTTTCTAGTTTTGATTTTGTCATTATCACACTCCTAAATACCCCTCATGGGGCACTGTTTTGCATTACTTCAAGTGTATTTACAAAACAAAGTGCCTTACCTTGTAAAAAGGCATGAAAAAGGGCAAAAAGTGTGTTTTAATTCGGTGGCCTACCTGACTAAGTAATCTTCTACATATCGTTCGGCGTGAGTATCTTTAAATCTCGTGTCATAACTTCATACGCGTCACCGCCGAATCTGTCGACGGCTGCTTGATTTTTTTCTTGTGTCAACTCGTCCATCCATTTTAGATCAGTTAACCCAGGTTCTGTAACAACGGCTACGATTTCTGGGTTGTCTTTAAACCATTTTTTGAGGGATGCATTGGCTTTCTCTTTAAGCTTAGGATCAAGATCATTACCAAACGCAACTGCCCATATCCCTGCCGCGTTTATAAAGATTTCTTGAAATCTTGGAGGTATATCCTCGATTCGTCTTACTTCATGTATGTCTGGAATAGTTGATGGATCTTGAGTAAAAATTTCTGCAGTCATTTCTGGTGCTGCATCTATAATCCAATCGAGTGCATCTGGGCTATTTTTTAACGCAATTCTTACTGTCTTTTCAGTTAGATTTGCAATCTTTTTCAGTCCGAATCCGGCTTGTGTTGCTATCAGTGTTTGCATATTTTGATCAAACTCTATAGGACCTTTTGAAAGCAACCGGATGTATTTGAGTAACAACTCTTTATGTTTTGTTTTTAGCAATAGTGTTTCGATTTCCACGGAACGCTTGCCGCCGCCAGCATCCTGAAAATCATCAAGAAGTTGCTCAAGTGTTTGCAAGTCTTTTACCATTATTTCACGTGCAGAGCCAGCTTTCTTAGAAGCGTCTGAAGACTTATCTAATACCATATCAATATATTTTTGCGCAGTTTCAACAGAGATGCCGCTTTGGCTTGAAAACGTTCTTATATTGATTTCTCTATCATTTATGTCAAACCATTCAATGTGATCTGTGTCCAAGTGTACTGCGGCAGCCCATTTCTTGCCTGTTTGCTTGTGTAAAAAGTAGATTAAAGTTATGCTGTTGTCTCTAAAATACTGCTCAAAATAGTCGTGTGCTGGCTTTGTAGTACACCAGTCAGTGCCTTTGCCGTGAAAACAACTTGCGTCCTTGTCAAGCGGTATTACAACCAGCCATTCATTTGTTTCTGCAAGGTTATGACTTTTTCCAGTCTTTGAGCGTTTTTTCTGTTGGTTTTGACTTGACTGTTGACTCTTAGCTGTAACAAACTTTTCAAACTGTCCCCAGCCTTGCTTGCCCCACCAGTCAATATTTCTTTCGTTGCCTTGAACTTGATTTCGGTTGACAAGATCGCGATATGTTGTTATAACGTCTTTAACTGCCGCAGGATCATTATCCTGTGAAAACTTCTGTGTGACTTCTTTATAGCCTTCAAATAATCCAAATTCAATAAAACGCATAGCCTACCCTTAAAGATCAGCTTCAGCGTCTGGGCGCCCGTAGATATATGCTACGTCATCGATTCTCTGCTTTTGCTCCAGATCTTCAATGCTTCGTGTTTTGCGCAGCTTTTGCAAGTGGCGCAATGTAATACGTGGACGGCGGTGATGGTCAATATTAACCGTCATATAGTTGTCGTCCTTCTCATCATAATATTCTTTTAAGAATTCTCTGCTTTTCATCTTGTTTCATCCTCTCCCTCAGCACCGCTAATTGCTGATTCGCCTTCATCACCAGCTGTATCTGCTAGCTCATCATCACCAAATTCATCTGGATCTGCCTCAAAGTCATCAAGACTTCCATCAGCACCGCCTTGGACGCCTACACTACCCAAGTCGCTAAATTCATCATTATCAACACCGGAGCCAGCGACATCCTTAATTGGGTTTTCTTGCTTCCACATCTTTTCATTTTCAAGGATTTCATCCTCGCTCAATTGTAGATATTTCTTGAGTGCAAATCGCTTACTCATATAGTCAATTCCTTCCAACTGACCAAAGACACCAGCGCGGGCTCCGTTGATTTCAATTTCTCTGTAATCACTAAAGCTCTGTGGCTCTACAAAGTCTAGTTCAAACTGGCTAGAATCAATTGAATATCCACGATGCTTGAGGAACATCTTAAACTCTTTATCAAATGTTGGCTGTACCATACGTTGCAAACGCTGGCAGTATTGTGTGAACCTATATTCCTGAATAAAGGCAGTACCAACACGCCCATCATTAAATGTTGCAGTTCCATCGTCAGGACCAGTAGGTAGGTAGCTTGACGGAATACGTAGACCTCTTGCAAGTTTGTTGTTAAAGAACTTGAGATCATCAATATCGCCTAGGTTATCACCGCCGGGCAGTGTATCAACTTTTGATCCACGTCCTTCCGCTGTCTGTGCGAAGAAATAGTCTTCCATGATTGAAAGCGGGTTATATTGTGCGTCCATCATGTTGCTACCGCCACCCGTTCTACTTGGGATACGGCGCTAGTGGATCTCGTTTTTAACACGCTCAACATGGCTCATAGCCTGGTGCGCTGGCATATCACCTACGTCAATGTAGAAGATGCGGCGCTCAGGTGCACGTTGTACACGGTAAATGATAATACTGTCTTCAAGTAGTTCTTTTTGCTTGTAAGTTTTGAATACTGCATCTAGAATACTGTTACCAAAAGGCCAGCTCATGTCCATTCCATCAGTCAGTGCCATGTGAATAACATGTTTAGCATCTACTTGGTGTTCTACATCACTGTTCATTCCTGATGCAGCGTTCACCTGTCCCATATTACGGTTCTGTGTACTGTTGACCATTGTGCTTGGGCTAATTCCTGCCCCTGCATATCCAGAACTACCTTGCGGGGTAGTTGCTGTCAAAGTTTGGAAGTTTGGATCAAGGTTTTTAAGGATGTATTGTGCTGGCTCTTTACCATTTGCTTCATCAACAATAACACGCATAACATCGCTTGGGTTAACATAAAACAGTTTCCAAGTTTCTGGATCACGCACAAAAGGCTGGTCGCCGTATTTGATTGTGTTGCGGAATGTATTGAATAGACGACGGTTCCAGTCATTAACGCGGCACCACTGCTTGAGTACTGTTGCTAACACATCGCTTTCAGTCTCTGTTGGGCTATCATTCCATTTGATTTTAAATGGAGTTTCTGTTTCTTCGTCTTGTTGTGTTGAAAATTCAGCAATTGTATCTAGTGCAGTGTTAATTTCACTGTCCATATCCATCTGATCATACTGTACATATCGCTCAAGACGGTTAGGCTGACCTACATATACTTCAGGTAGCCAGCTTTGGAATCGTGTAGATGTGTTACGGTCACGATTGCGGGCGTCACCACTAATCGGGCTTTGTGTGCCATTGTAGGTTTGGAAGTGTTTTTTCCATGACATTATGTTTATTATCCTATTTGCTTCTATTTAGCCATTATTTTCGATTGCGTCAAGTTGACGACGCATAAGGCGATTGCCTTCTTCCATAGCTGATGTCAATTGCCGCAAGTATTCCTCGCCGCGGCTTCCGTGACGCCAGGCATTATCTGCATTTATGTCTGTTTGAATTGATCCATCTTGTTGTGTTTGTGCACCTTGAATAATCATATGATTGCTATCTATACGTTGGGACGCTGGATCAAATGCAGGAATTGGTTCGTGTGGTGCGGTTGCATAATCTCTCATTGCTTGACTCATATCTAAGTCGTTATCATACCCTGGACCTATACCAACTACTCCTGCAGCACCAGTAACAAGGTTTGCGCCAATATCACCAACTTCTAATAATGCTTCAGTAATACCTAATAGGCTACGTGATATTAAGTTAAAGTCAGCTTCGATAAATTCTTCATCAGCCATCCCCATAATAGCAGCAATAGCAGTACCATAACCAGGAATTTTTTTTCCTAAGTTTAGTGCGCCGCGGCCTGCGGCGGCGGCCCTTGCAGCCATACCAGTTCCAGCTGCTGTGCCTGTTGCGGCTGTCGTCGCTGCACCAGCAGTTAGGGCGGTCGTAAGGGCTTTAGCAGCAAACAAACTTGAAATTCCAGCTACCATGGCTGCGATAACAGCTGGTGCTATCCATAAAGCAGCTATACCTGCGACTATAGTTGCAACACCTATACCATCATCACCAAACAAGTATTCTTTCCAGGCTAACATATCTTCTATTATTGTATTAAGTTCACGCCCCCATTTTTCAAAATCAAGAGTGTCAAGTGCTACAAAATCTTCAACACCAAATGCTGCTAATACGCCTGCTCTAAGATTTTGAAGGAACACTTCTAGTTCATTACGGAAACTAATTAATTTTTCTGTTGTATCATCCATAGTCTCTGCAAAGTTTGTGGCGCGTCCTGGGTCATTTGCAGCGGCGGCCGTTAATCGGCTCTCTACAACGGCTTGCATTAATAGTCCAAATTCAGCTGCTAATGGTCCGGCTACGCCACCAGCGTTGAAAATTTGGGATTGTTCTCTTATATACACTTCTTGTTCTTGCAGGTGTTTGGACGTATTGAAGGCGAAGTCTCTATTGACTCTAGCAGCGGCTTCAGAATCACCGGCAGCGGCAAGTATATCTTTACCATACTGTGTGACGAACTCCCTTAATCCTGTCATTTCCAATGTGGCCATCATTTCTGCGCTCATCATAGGCATGCCTGTCTTAGCTTCAACAGTAGCAGCTTTAAGTATTTCAATAATACCAGAACTTGCCTCTCCAAATGTGGCGGTTGCCATATCAGTCATACCTTGGGCTGCGGTAATACCACTTGCGCCAAATTCACCCATCATGCTCATAAACATAGGATCGGCGTCAACAGCGGCGCGGTTACGCATCATGTCACGTGAATTGCGACCAGTAATACGCGCATATCCAAGCACTTCTCTGTTTAAGATAGTAAAGCTATCAGCCGCGCCGCCAAATAATTCGTCACCAGTTATACCTGCTTTGACAAGAGTACCAGTTAATTCAGCAAGCTGGCCCGCTATTTCTTCACTTACATACCCATAATTGCCCATATGATCAGTCATATCACGGGTCACCATTACGAGGTCTTTAAACCTTGTAGCTGATTCAGCACCAGTCACACCTAAGCTGCGCAATGCATCACCATTATTTGCAAGTATTGTACTAAATTGAGTAAAATTAAGACCAATATTTGCTAGTTCTTTACGGCTTTCAATAAGTTGATCACTAAAACTAAAACCACTTTGAATAGCAGAAACTTGCGCATCAACAAATGCATCAAATGTACCAGCAGCAAAACCAGCGGCGCCGCCTAGTGCGCCCATTCCGCCGACAACACCAAGTAGTCCATCTGTTACGCTCTTTGCACTTGCTTCAATGCCCTCAAGCTTGCCGCCCACTCGTTCAGCAGTTTTACCTAAACCTTTAAATTTTTCCTTTGTGTCTGTTGCCGCCTTGCTAAGGTTACCAATACTTTTTGTTGCATCGCCTTCAGCTTTAGCTTTTTTCTTGCCAGCTGGACTTTCAGGGCTGAGTGCAGCCAAAATATCTTGTTGAGTTTCTTCAGTTGCCCACTGTGGTACTTTAAATACTTCGCCAGTCGTGCCTATAGGAATTTCAATATTTGCCATTATATACTACTTTTATTATGGATAAATACATATACCCAAGCTTATATTGTATTTATCAAAAGGATCAAGCAGTGACAAATAATCCACTATCAGAATTTTATACCCAGACAGGTATGTACGTTAAACTTCCAAGTCAAGGTAGATTTTACTCAGAGCGCCCGCGCATGTCAGCGGATGATGAAATTGAAGTATTTCCAATGAACGCTATTGACGAGTTGCATTTTCAAAACCCAGATGGACTACTTAACAATGAAAGTCTTGTTAAAGTGTTGCAACGTACTGTGCCTGGCATAAAAGATGCAAACGAAATACCTAAGCCTGACTTAGATGTATTGTTACTCGCATTACGAGTTATAACTTATAGTAAAGATTTACAAGTTGAGGCTAAATGTAAAAAATGTAGCAACATTGAAAATTATGGCGTTGACTTAACACAAATTTTAAGCACAATGAAATCAATTCCAGAGGACAATGTTGTTAAAGTTGGCGAGTTAATGGTGCATATAAAGCCATACTCAATCAAAAGCCAAAACAGACTTAATGATTACATGCTTAGTATCCAGCGGACCGCGCGACAATTACAATCACATGTTAATTCTGATCAATCAGAATTACTTGCGAGATTACAAGATAAGATGACTAATGATGTTAAGTTGAGTGCCAATGAATTATTTAGTATTGCACGTGAATCTATTATCAAAATTCTGTTACCAAACCAAGATGAAGTGTCTGACCAAACGTTTATTGACGAATGGCTAAACAAAATCAAAGCGCCTGAATATAAGCTGATTAGAGATAAATTAGCTACTATTAGTGCTGAAACAATTGATCGAACTTTTAAATTCGTGTGTGAATCATGTAAAACAGAAAATACAATGGAGGTGAATTTTGACCCTGCAAATTTTTTCGATCTCAACTAGCCAAAACTACTGAATATCACGAGGTAGTCGAGATAGTTGAGCGTTATGACAGTGAACGTGACAAGTTAACTAAATCATTAATGCAACTTAGTATTGCTGCATCCATGCCGTATGCTGACCTCGTGCATATGAGTCATAATGAACGCAAAATACTTTTACAGGTTTTGGAAGAAAAGGTAGCAGCAAGCGATCCTAATAAACAAAAGCAAATGAAAATGACACCAGGACAAGTTAATGGTCCACAAGGACCTGCGCCAACTAGATCAGAATCTCGATAATTAAGGCAGAACTCCGTCAACCGTAATATAAATTCATCCTATTGGATAGTCCTTCGGACTATCTGTTGCATCGCATCTCTCATCTCCATTCCACTTCGTTTCATTCCGATTCGATTTGCTCTCAACATGTTTTTTGGTTTAGAAAATGTATATTATATCGTGATTAAAAGCTTTAATATACGGCGAAGCTTACTATTGGCTATTTACCAGAACCAATAACCACACTTAGCCTGAAATCGGCTAAGCATGGTTAAGCTGTCGGCATTTACCGTCACCAACTCGTCGTAACGAGCCACATCATAACAGAAAAACCTTGTATAGCCAGGTTAAGGGCGGTTGAGCGATACCCTTTTACATTCTACTCTCAACGCGGGACCACGGAGTGCTGTTATGATAACACGACGCTGCCTGTAAGTTTCAATTGTCAGAAGAGCTTACTCATTTTCTGGGTGTCAAACCAGTGCGTAGATGACTGCGACATGCCAGTTCTGTCAACGCAATGGTTAAGTTGCGCCTTCTCAAGGCATTTTGCGGGGTCGCTATGGTCAGGGTTCTGGAGGTGGTCTCAATTAGCCTATATTAGCCGTTCAGTAGACTTTCAGTTTTTATGCCTAAAGTCCAAAGGCAATCATTCGTGCGCTTTTGCAAACGCCGTAGTATTGAGATCGAAAAAGCTATCGAACTCTGTAATTTTCCATTCCCAAGTCGCATCGTCAATATATGTTACTGCACGATGTGCGACGAATGGTTGTGTTGTTTCAAATGCTACAAACTTACCAACACGAGTAATCTTCATGAATAGAATGTTTACGTCGCCTGGGTCAGCAGCATCACGTATCTGTCCTAACCAGTCCTCAAGTTGAGGTACTCGTTCATTAAAAAGTAAGCGATGGAATGGGAAGCTGGCATAGTTCTTACACTCACAATTGAAAAAATTCCAATCATCTGGTGGAACAATGTCACCTTTCATATGTCGTATTTGACCCTCACTCATGGTTGTTTTCCGGAAAGCGTTCATGCCGCCGGTGTAAGCCCCGCTATTTGGAACCCTCATGAATGGTTTGTCATATACATTACTTAAATAATTGGCGACGTCACGTTCCCATGCACCACCTTTTGCTTTACTTTTAGAGGTCATTTAATATCTCTGCCAATGCTGGTCCAACACCTCGCCCTGAATATATAGTATCATCTTCAACACCAATATCAGAAGTTTTAATTGTAATTGAACCTGCCCTTGGGTCAGTGCCAGTATACTGGGGGTTAGTGTGATAATAATTTGGATCATCTCCGATCCAATACTGCCTGGTCTGGTCAGGACTAGACGTTAAACCAGTTCCCGTTACACTAACTGTATTCCAGTCACTGGACCAGTTACTGGTTGGGATATATGTGGTTCCACTCATCGTGGATGTATTATTTGATAAGGAAATTTCCTTACATGGGTTAATTGTAGCACTATTTTTACTCAATGTCAAACTCCTGGTCAGGGCTGAAGCTGGTAAATCCGTTTTCTTTTACAACATAGAGTGTGTTGTTAACACGTCCAATTAATTCCTCACGGTGTGAGATAAGGAAGATGTTTTTGTCACGATCACGGTGCATTTTCTTTAGCACAACAAGTGCGCTTTCAACACCATTTGAGTCCATGCCACTATCAATCAATTCGTCGATAGCCATAAAGTCAATTGGTGTATTTGTGCTTTCGTGAACGTCACGGAACGCCCAGCTGAGACCGAGGATCAGCCTATTTCTTTCTCCTCGGCTTAAATTGTCAAAGTCTAACTCACGTCCAAGTTCAGTAATCTCTACATTAAGATCACTTTGGAATACAACCTCATGTGGCAAGCCAAGCTTGTTGAGGTAGTAGTTGAGTCGACCGTTGAGGTATTGTAGGTTTTGTTCAATGATGCGCTTGCGGATAAAGCTGTCTTTGTTGACGAGCAGCTTGAGTAAAAACTCCTGATGCTCACGCAAGTTGTGCAGTTGATTCATTCTATCCCATTCTATCGGCTGAAGACCAGTTTTTCCAAGACTTTGAATCTGGTCAACATACGGATCTTCAGCATTTCGAGTATCATCTAGCTTACTTTTTAAGGTTGTAAGCTGACTCTGTTGCTCATACGCTTCCTGCGCCGTTGCGTATTTAGTAACTGGAATTTTATCTGGAAGGGTTAGCCCCTGAATTTCATCCTGGATTTCACTGATTGCTTCTTGTGCAATTTGTTGAGCAACTTCTGCCGACTCAACGGCCTGTGACTTTCTCTCGATGATTGAAATATTGGCGTCGTCGTGGAGATCTTGCCCACATGCGTAGCACTTATGGTCTTGAGCAGCCTTAAGGTCTTTTTGAGCTTGGTCAAAGTTACGTTTTTCTCTGAGAATTTCGGACTCGAAACCAGCAACGGCTTTGTTATAGTCAGCCAACTCAGAACTGATTTGCTTATAGCTGTCAAGCGCCACATGCTGAGCCAGCTCATACTTGAGGTCGAGTGATTCCAATTCTTGGACTGACTTTTCCAAATCAACCACTGTCTCGTCATTTCGCTTTTTCCAGACCCTCTGGCGGCGGCATAAATCGTCAATTGTTTTGTTAATTTGTTCGTTTGCATTTTCTACGCCCTTGATCCTATACTCTTCTTCCTTGATTTGATCTTTAGTAGTTTTGAGCAACTCTTTTAACACTGTTGCCTTCTCACTCAGCATTGTGATACCTAGTAGGTTCTCAATAATATCACGCTGATTGTTAGCACTCAGTGCAAGGAATGGTTCGTTATAGGTGTTAAGTGCTATCAGGTGCTTAAACATGATGTGACTCATACCAAACACTCGTTCAATCTCTAGCTGGGTAAGGCGCATTTCGCCTTGACCTTCGTCAGTTTCTTCAACTGCATCATGATCGTTTACCAAGAATTTGAGCACATTAGGACTGCGCCCACGCTCAACACGATAGTTTATGCTGTTCACTGAAAATTCAACCGTTACCAACATGCCCTTATTATTGGTCTTGTTGATTAGGTTGTTTTTGCGGATGTTTGTAATGGCATTGCCGTATAGCGCATAGCTGAGGGCATTGATTAATGTTGTTTTACCAACACCGTTACGGCTTCCATCACCACCTAAATCAAGGTTGTTGCCGAGCACAAGAGTGAGCCCAGCCTCCTGGAAATTTACAGCTTGGGTCACGTTGCCCACACTCATAAAGTTCTTGATTGTGATGTTTTTGATTCTGATCATTATAAGTCCTTGTATATATCAGTCAGCAGCTTAGTATTGATCATCTCACTATCGACTGATGCGAGTTGATTGTAAACAATTTGATCAACACTTTCTACAATATAATCACCATCTTGTGCCGGGTCCATACTAAGTTCTTCCTTCTTGACAGGAATAAGACTAAGCTCACGTGGTGTGAACTGAGTCATAAATGTCTCTTTAATAAAGTTCGCTTCCTCGTAGCTAATTGGAACGTCAAGCATTGCACGACAATAAGTTTTGCTATTTAGGTAGTCCTCAGGCGCATCAATCAGGTCGCTGAGATTGAGGCGGATGTAACGCGGGCCGTCATAGTTGACATATTTAGGCTCACCTCCCCAGTTAAGGAACATGGCTCCACGTTGGTCATCCCAAGCATCCGCATAGTTATGTGCAAAAGGACTACCTAAATAATGGATCTTGTCTCGCACTTGGCGCTTGTGAAAGTGCCCGCTAAAGACTAGATCCGGTTTCTCAAAGTGTTCACTTTTAAGTTCACCATGGTCTGGCATCTCCACAATTTGGTTCATCATGAAGTGCGGCAGCTCAAAGTGTCCGAACACGTATTTAGATTTTAGCTTAGTCATCTGTTTCCACTCATTACCAACAAGCCAGGGCACAAGTGCAACGTTGTCTTGTATTAGTATGTCGTCATTAATGATGTGCAGATTACCAAACAAGTCAGCATAAGGGAAACTGTTAATCTCACGCTTCTCTCTGTAGAACAAGTCGTGATTGCCGACCAACAGATAAACTTCCTCAAAAGCCTCACTTAGCTTTTTAAGGTTGCTTACGCTGTAGTTAAGTGTTGATACGTTAACGCTAGCACGATGATGGTGCCAGTCGCCTAAGAATATGCATGTTTCACAACCACGAGCCTTAGCTTCTTCAATAAACCAGATTACAAATTCTTCGCAATCGATATTGTGCTGTCGGCTATTATTTTTGTTACCAAAGTGGACGTCTGTGAAACATGCAGCATGTTTAAATAAGTTTGTCAAGAGTGCGACCTCAAATTAATATAATGATTATAACAGGTTAGACGGGGTTGTCAACAAATTTCTGTAGTTCAGCTTTGAATTCATACTCTAATATTAGCATTAATTCTTCTTCAGCGTTTAGTCCATGCTCTCTCATCATAGTTTCTTCAAAACTAGATTCAAGCGTTGATGTAAACCCACGCTCCTTACCATCAACTTCAGTTGTAAATCGGAATGTACGGGATTTATCAGTCTCGGCCGTTACTTGCTTCATCACGACAAACTCTTTGTCGTTTACAGTTACACGCATAAATTCTTCACTCATAAGATGTTGTATCCTCTGTCTTTGAGTTCTTGGTTAC